TCAACTAAATCTAAATACTTTGCCCTTTGGTATAAATGGTAAATTACTTCCTTTTGGTATTGAAAATGCATGTTCTCTGTGAACCTTCAAAGGTTCGCAGTAACCGTCAGTAATAATCAAAAGTGGTCCGCTTTTAGGAAAATCTTCAGATTTTTCTAGTAAGTCAACACCAGATTGAAGTATTGTTCCTCCACGTCCTTTTACTTTAACTCTGTCGGCTATGGATTCGGGGGACATATATCCTTGATCATAGACGGCAGCATCGCAGAAGACTACCCTTACATATGGAACATCACGAGAAATACTGTAGCTTGAAATAGCACCTAATGCCTTTGCCAGTAGAGAGCGATCCATTGAACCTGAGGTGTCAAGAATCACCCCATATGTTCGACCATCCTCAGCACCAGCAGCGGGTATCCAACGGGGGCGTGCTATATCAGGAGTAGATGACTGACGTCGGCTAGGACGAGCATATGAACGAACTTTCTCTATAGGTGAGAAGTAATTGTCAAACCATTGAGCAAGCTCGACATCCCAAGGTACAGGAGGTTGACTTAGAGCTCTAATTTCTTCTATAAGTCCTGCTGGTATATATCCACGACCTTGTTCTTCATGGTAGTAAAGTCCTTGTGATAGTGAGCGGCGATAGAAGTCATCAAGTGTTATTCCGTCGCCAGTTGCCCACCAATAAGGAGTTTCTTTTTCGAGAATATCTCCAAGTCCTGCACCTCTTAATGTTGCCAGTTTTCTGAATTTTCTGCAATCCAATACTATACGGTCATATATAGCTTCGGCGGATAGTCCTTTGAGGTCAGGATCATAAAGGACTCCTATCTTTGGCAATTCTCCAAGGCCCATTTCTACAAGCCAACCGTTGATTACATAGTCACATGCTACATTCCAAAGGTATGGGTCGCGTCCTTGACACCTTGCCTGATGCCTTAAACCTATATGTAGAAGCTCATGTGCCATGACAAACCTGCATTCATATTCATCAAGTCCAGCAGCAGGATTCATATAAATTTCTTTCATATATGCATTAACAGCAGCAACTGATATATCCATTCTTGCACAAATTATTGGGTCTTCAATGATTGTAAAACTTGCGGCTAATGCACCAAGAAGAGGGTAACTATTTATAAACCAGTTTTTTGCTTTTACTGCAGTTGTAAGGCTTTTCTTATCAGCACCAAGGAAGGGTTCATAACCACCAGCAACATTAATGGCGCTGGTTACTGCCATTGAAAGCCCACTTGCAAAACAGGCTGACCAGTCAATTTTGTGTCCATACCAAGATGTACATTCTTCCGCCATAATCATGTCACCGCAATTTACGCCTGCTGTGCCAAAGTTGGTCAGAGATGCTGGAATGCCTTTTTCAATAAATTCATTATAAAGTTTTTCTTCTGATGGAGCCGCAAAATCAATTTTGTACTGCATTTCAGATGGTGCACGTCCAAGCTTCATATCAGCAAGGAACTTTGCAATAAAGCAATCGCATGCAGTATTCCAATTAATATTATCGTTTTTTTCCTTAAAGTGCCCCAATCCCAAATGAAGAAGGCAGTGGGCTATGACATAAGCCCACTCAAGTGGTTCTCCGCGTCTTTTGGGATGGAGATGAAGATAACCGTTTCTTGTTATAACTGCCCATCCCTTTTCAGGACACAGGTTACCTTCCTTTCTTACTTCTTTTACATGATAGAGAAGTGGTGAAAACATCGGATGATGATTTATAATGGTATAACCTTTAACATAATTCTCGTATGCGATATCATTTTTAGGGATGTTCTTTTTGTTTCCCATAATTTATATTTCTTTCCTTTCTACCAGTCTTGGAAGATCACGAACAATATCAACCATAAACCATCCAGGCAAGCCTTGATCATCGTTCTGTTTTGATACAACCATTTGTGCCATTTCCAGGCTGATTGATGAAAGTTCTTTAATCAGTGCCTTAGCCTCCTCATGCTTTGGAGGCTGTGTCCAGAGATGATCTGGACGCAAATTAATGTACTCTATAACATATGGATGAATTTCATTTGCCAAAGCCCATTCAAGCCAGTCGTGATGTGAGACCTTAAGATGTACATGCATCATACGGTTTATTAATGCAGATGACATTGGCTTAACTATAGCGCTGTCCTGTGCTCTATTACCAGCACCGATAACAATAGACCCCTTTGGAAGTTCATATTCACCAATCCTGTGCTCATGAATAAGGCTATAAAATGCCTTCTGTACCTCCTGTGAACAAGCATTCAGCTCATCTAGGAAGAGGCAGTAAGGTTCTTTTCTTGCTATCATTTTTGGAGGACAAAACTGACTCACACCATTTGAAATTTGAGGCACACCTATAATATCCTCTGGAGCCAACTGGCTCCCAAGCAAAGAAACACAAGGGAGTCCGAGTGAATCGGCAAACTGCTGTACCAAAGTAGATTTGCCAATGCCAGGAGGTCCCCAGATAAAGACTGGTCTCACTACTGCTATATTTAAAAGTAATTCTGATAATTTTTTTTGTGTAACTGTGATTGGTATATTCATATATCCTCCATTTTTATAACCTTATATTTGCTCTAAGCTTAAATCCCAAACCCTCATAAGTCCTTACGGGGTTGCCCCTTTCAAGCTCATTATGCTGCATCCACATAGTTCTTTTATGGGTTGAATCGCCCTCGTCATTTTTTGCTTTAATAAGGTTTGCCAACCTTGCTAAAGCTAATTTTTTATTCATGTACTGTGATCTTTCTTCACTTGCTGTTACTGTTAAGCCTGTTAAAATGTGAATTGCCCTCACAGCACTCTCAACTTTGTTTAAATTAGGTTACAAGTTATATATTTAATAAAAAATCTTATAATGCTTTATTTTAAAGGGTTATAAGATTTTTTATTAAATATTCTAACATTTGAATTTTTATGTGTAAACTAAATGTATTTATGGTATAATTAACTTAGGCGAAGTTATAATTTAGTGTGATTAAAAGTATACGTATCTTTCATTCACGAAATAATTAATCATTAAATTCACAACAGAAAGGGGTTGGTATTATCACTTAATTGCGTGGCATTTTGAATTTTATGCAAATTGTAAAACACGCAGTACCTTTTAAGTAAAGGGTAATTAAAAACACTAAAAGATCGTATAAAAAATTACGCTTAAATGTTCATAATTATGTAATATAGCTGGTCACTATATTACCAACATTAAAAAAATACGGTATATATATACCGTATTTTTTTTTCGCATAATAGCACAAAAACACCTATTCTATTTTTGTCCCTACTTTTTGGTCAGAATTTCGGGCATGCGATTTTTATAATTTAATTGATTTTTAATGGTCAACTTCTTAAAAAATTTTATACTAACTATTTATGTAGGAACCAAGTTGTATACCAAGGGCTGTGAAAATTAGGATTATTTCTATTATTCTAGCATAATAGATTATTTTTTCGTTTTTACTAAATATTGATATTGCTTTGCTACAAGCAACCATCGCGGCAAATGTTAATAATATTAGCATAATTAAGTGCACGTCCTTTCCGAATAGGATGTGCTACCCATAATAAGTATAACATATATTCAATATTTTAGTAACTAGAATCAAGAATTTTATATAATTTCACAGCGTATAGAAACGGTTATAGTGTGTTAAGTGAATTTGTTTAAATAAAATTAGGATAAATAAGAAAGAAATATTTTTATTATAAAATAAAGACAAATTGGTGATTATCAGGTAAAATAATTATGTTAATATAAATAAAGGGGAATATACATATGAATAATAACATCCTTTAGTAAATGTTAATAATACTGCTCCAAATGGGGATTATTATACCGAAATTGAAAGATACTGTAATGATTTTGTAAAATTATCAGGGTGTGATAATCTTGAAATGTTAGGAGATTATATTGAAAATTTATGTAGATTGAAATTAATTGATGTTGATTTTGATAGTGAACTAGTTAATAATGAAGGATATATTCAAATAGAAAAACGACTTAAATTTTATTATAAAGAGATTAAAGGCATTAGCAGTATTGAATTTCATAGAGGTTGTTTAATAATTACTAAATTTGGATGGAATTTTTGTAAAACTTGTATATCCGAGTTTTAGAACGATATATTTTTTACAAAAAGAAAGACCTCTAAATTATCTTAGAGGTCTTTAATATTGTTTTAATATTCTTCAGCTTTCATTATACTTATATATTCATGATTATCAATTATAAATATTTTGCCTGTATAAATGGCTTCAATAGGTACATCAACTAAGTATAGTACTTGCTGAAATTGCGGAATGTCTTGATGATGTATTATTACTTGTGTATGACCTTTAAGATTTTGAAATTCGAATACTTGTAAATAATCACGTTCTATAGTCATTTTTGATATTGTGCCAATCATTATATGTATCAAGTAACTATCTAAATCTGATGCTATACCTTGGGTGCAAACTATTTGTTTCTTATCGAATTCAAACATTATTAGATTCCTCCTGTGTCATTTTAGACTGTTTTATTTGTTTTTTTAATAATCTATATTGCTTCAATTCTTCCTTGAATTTTAATGGTGTTTTGGGATATATTACAATTGCTTCACCTTCGTTAGTTATTTTACGTCCATAAAAAATATTATTAGCCATTTATGTAATCCTTTCTATAATTAATTATGTGTCCCTAGAAGCCAATTTTAAGGATTTATTTATATAAGGTAATATAAAATAATTACTTTATATTCTTGGGAATTCTAGAGGTTCACATTGTTTTTTTACATGAAAAAGAGGACTTTTGGTCCTCTTCATCATCTTAATTATTATTTTGTTTCCTTAATGTTATGTAATTTATTAATGCCGTAGTCAATTGCTTTTTCGAAGAGTTCTGGGAAGTCAACTTTAAGTCTTGTAATTGCCACTAAATTATCCAAATTATACATTATGGTTAACAACATTTGATGTTCCTCTGATTTAGTTTTGGAAGCTTTAGTTGTTGTTGTTTGGACTTCGAGGTTTAAACCTTCGATGTAACTATTTAAGGTTGCTTTTTCTTTGTTGCTTAAGTATTTTGCAGCTGATTTGAAAACTGTTGGGTAAAATTCGTAAATTTCTTTGATGTCGTCTTTGTTATTAATATGTAACTTTAAAGCGTCAATCATTGTGTTATTGTTTATCATTCCAGATGCCCCTTTAGCGATAAAAATACGACATACTTTTTTAACTTCGATTTTTGCTGTTTCCTCTTTAACTGTTGCTACCTCTGCATTTGTTTTTGTTGTTTGATTTTTCATAAAAATCATCCATCCTTTCATTCCTTACATATTAATTTATCAATGTTCATATGGTTAAGTTTTGCGTTGTTGTAAGTATTTACCATAATTAAATTATATCAGGCTTACAATGCAATGTAAACGGTTTATTAATAAATTTTGTCGTATTTTGTCGTTTTTTTTCTGTGACATATAGTGACTTATGTTTTTTCTAGTAAAAAAGCTGCTACACTAATTTCTTAGTGTAGCAGCTCCCTTTTTAATTTATACCAAATTCTTGTACTAACATTATATTTAGTAATAAATTCTTTTCGTGAAATATTATTATTATAATCACTTATCATTTCATATGTTATAGGAATTTTTTTGGCTTCTAAAAGTTTTTGTTTATGTTCTTCTGAAAGTTTTTTACCTTTATTAGTTTTTGATAGTTTATTTTTTGTTTCTTCAGAATGATGTTTACCATAAAATGGATGATGTTTACCTTTTCTTTTTTTACCTTTATTTTTTCCTTTATTTGCTTCAGATATTTTTCTTTTTGTTTCTTCTGAAATTTTTTTACCTTTTTCAGATTCTGATATTTTTTGTTTAGTTTCTTCTGTATGTTTATTACTATTTCCACCTTCGCGAAGATTATAACCATCAGGAGCTAAAGTTTTAAGAATGTTAATATATAAAGTTTCAAAAATATTTAAGTCTTCTTCATTACATTCCTGAACAACTTTAAATTCAAAATTATCTTCACCATATTTATTCCAAGCTTTTTGTAAATAATTATTATAATGATTATTTTTTCTTAAAGATTTTAAGTGTTGTTTCCATCTATCTTCAATATCATGTGCTTGTCCTATATAATGTTTACTATTTACTTTGTTTGTAATTCTATAAATTCCAATCATTTTTTGTACATCCTTTTTTATAATTATAAAATACAAAAAATGTAAAGTTTTTAACAAGATTTACTGACATGTATTTTACAAATGATAATTTATATTACTTTTCAAAATAAGAGAATTGGAACCATCAAAACGGGACTAATAACAAAACAAATTTACATAAAGTTTTCTAATAATTATTCCGATAATATAAAAGTAAAATAAATCAAAGAAATGGATGGTGATAATATTATGGCAGGAAGTTCAAAATATGATGATGCTTTCAAAGAAGAAGTTAAACAAATGGTTGTGGAAGGTAAAACATTTAAAGAGATAAGTGAAGAAAAGAAAATTGCTGTGCAAACCATTAGAGATTGGGTAAATGGTAAAAAGGAAAGGAAATCTAAGAAAGGTACAAATGAAGAACTTGAAGCAGCATTCGAAACTATCCGTAATGTTATCAAATCAAAAGACGATGAAATAGAGCGGTTAAAGAGTAAATTATATAAATTTAAAGAACTTGTTGGTGACCTGTAGAATCAATTTTTAGAATCAAAATCTTGTTTATGCATTTCTTTATTCAAACCTTAAAAACTTAGTTTAAAATCAATCTAGTCCCAAATCATATCACTAGCTTTATTAGTAGTGTGATATGATTAAAAATGATATTTTTATGTCATATTTTAGAAAGGATAGTATCATGATTTATTCTAAAATTATTATAAATGGTGATGAACAATTAGTTTCTGAAGCTATACAGTATTTATTAGATAATTATCCTGATATGGATTTTGAAGAACAAAAATTATTTAATGAATTATCTTTCTACGATAATAGTTTCGCTGAAGATGAAATTGAAAAGTTTGTTGAAAATTTCCAAGATTTAATAATAGAGATTGAACAAGTAACCATTGATGCAAAAAATAAAATTCATAAGAAATACGTTTATAAAAACGGCGAAAATATTTTATTTCAGAAAGGATGATTATCAATGAATAATTGGAAAAAGAATGCAGTTGATAATGAAGATATCTATGAACAAAAATTGGAGTGGGAAAAATTATGGAATAATGCCAATAACTTCATTAATATGTCATTAGCTGAAAAGGATAAATTTATTGATGAAGCAATTGCTTGGAAAGTAGATGAAATAATAATTGAAATAAGCAAAAATAGTAATTTAACTGAAGAGCAGAAAAGGAAAATTGACAATTATTTTAATAAGAGTAAAGACTCTAAATGAAATTTTAGAACGAAAGAACACTTAATTTTAATTTAAGCTGTTATTTTTTATATCAATAAAATTAAAGTGTTGATATAGCTGAATTTTAAGTGTAAGTAGAAATAATTTTAAATTAGTTAAAAATATAATGAACTGCGTTCTAGTGTTCTAGAAAGGGTGATATAATGAATGTTAAACCTATAATTGGAATATATGGAATACACAATAAAACAACTAAGAAATGGTATATTGGACAATCAGATGATATTAGAGGGCGTTTAAAAGACCATCTAAATAATTTAAATGCTAATAATAGTAAAGAAAGTGAATTGCTACAAGAGGATTGGAATAAATATGGGCAGCATGATTTTAAGTTTAAAATAATACAAAAAATTGATGATGATAAACTCCTTGATACAATGGAAAAAATCTACATACATGCTTTTAGAAGTTTTGCTGATGAAGAAGATGGTGGTGGGTATAACTTAACGGAAGGTGGTAAAGATGGTAGACAAGCTAGATATTGATGATTATGATAATGATACTGTTGATAATATATTAGATGAAATGGATAAAAGATGTATATTATTATGGATGGGTAGTAATGGTATTGATGAAACTATAGATAGTTTATTATTTACATCGGATATATCTTTTCTATCTTTTATTGAAAAAGATGAAAGATTTAATGAATTGTTAGATGAAAAGCAAATGCAAAAAGTAATCGATGCATTAATAACATATAATATGCTTGGTATTGAAGAATTTAGAAAAAGATATTGTAAAGTAAAAAAACCGGGACGTGTTAATAAGTAAGACTTGTTCCGCTTCGCTTCACAAGTCAGATAGACAGATACCAGATGATGTAGTTTTTGTCTGGTATTTTCTTATCTGAAAAGTAAAGTTCTGTTTTTATGTTTAAAAGAATGTATATTGTTTATTGTATATTGTATAGCGGCATTTTTAAAATCATATCAAATACTGTTATCTGTAGTTCTTTGGGATTTCATCACAAGTCAACTTTAAGTCAACTTTAAGTCAACATTAGGACAATTGTTAATTATTTCAAGTCAACTTTAAGTCAATATTCAAGTCAATGACTTAATATTTGACTTGAAAAGAATGGTACAAATTTTAAAAATATCTGTTATAAATATGATGCGTTATTTGTATTATATTTACAAATAACGGCAAGGTGGTAAGAAAAATGAAGATTTTTTATGAAATGCAGGATTTGTTAAAAAGGTTTGATATTCCCAGACAGACTATGTATCGTTGGATAGAAAAATACGATATATATTATGAAAATACAGATACAGGAAGAAGAATATATACTGAAAGGACAGTTGAAGAAATAAAAAGATTATTAGAAATTAAAGGTAGGAGTTAAAATAATGGGTAAATGGTTTCCGCTAAAAGATGAATTATTATATGATTATTCGATAAAAGCTAGGACTAAAAAAGTTTTGGCGATCTTATATCACCATAAAAATAATAGTTCAATAGTTAAAACAACACATGCTAATTTAGATAAATGGACGGGTATAAGCAATTCCAAAAGATATCTAAATGAATTAATTAACTTTGGATATGTTGAAAAAATTAAGGACGGAGAATATAAATTAAAGTACAGGGTTAACTTTCAAGATAAAAAGAAATCGGAAATAAGTAAGAAAGATTATGAACATGTTGAAAGGTACACTAAAATTGAATATGACCATATATTTAATTATAATCCTGAAGATGTAATCAACTATTATATCATTACTAATATCCTTAGAATGAACAAATTTGACCCTTCTGACATTAATAAAATCGATGTTAAGATTTTGTTATCAAGTAAAAATGATAAATCACCTTGGAATACGATAGAGGAAGTAAATGATGTGATAAATAATCTTAAAGAGAAAGAAATGTTAAATTATGAAATCACTTTACAATGTTTAATTCGGGTACCAGATGAAGATGGTGAAGATGACGACATAATAAAAACTGCTCCTGAAGAACAGGAAGCAGTATTAGATAAAGTGGTTTCCGATAATATAATACAAAATTCAGGTAATAAAATAACTAATGAACTAGAAGATTTTTTCGGAAAAGAACGAGCTGAACAATTAATTGTAATAGCGAAGAAGAATGAAATTGAAATCACTTTAGAAAACCTTTCTATACTTCATAACTATAAAACAAAAGCACAGAAAAATGATACTGCTGAAGGTTTAGTTGATTATTTTTATCAAAAATCCGGACAACCAAACACATTTAAGAACACAATTAAATATGTTGAAAAGATAAAGAAGCTTATTCAATCTAAAGGATTTATAAAAACTAGATTTTTAGTTGAATATGCAATTGAAATAAGGAATGTCAATACGTTAAACTTTGTTGATACTCTTTATGAACAGGCGCACAGTTATATTTTAAATAAGATACGTGACGAAATAGACCTAACAAAAGCTGAATGTTCAACCATTGCAATGTCTCTGAAAGATTTAAGGCCTAAAGCTGAACAAATTAAACAGCAATATGGCGAACAATCGGAACAATATAAAGAAATTAAAAATCAGTATAATCTTAAATATAATGAATTTAAAACTACTGAAGAAAAGTTGAATTTGTTAGAACATTTATTAAAAGGTGGGGATTAAAAATGTCTTTCTATACTGATTATAAAAGTTTAAAAAAATATATGGATGAAAATGATTACTGGGCAATAAAATTCGTTTACAAACATTTATCAGAAGCTAAAAAAAACTATGTAGCTAAGTATTTAGTTGCAGTAGAATTAAGTGAAAATATACCTGATAAAAAAGAATTTCTTAAACGATTATATGATGATATTCCAGATCCATTATAAAAAAATAAGTATATGGGAAAAGATAAGAAATAATAGGAGAGAAAATAGTGATGCAAGAAAATAATGGGTATGAAAAAAGAAGGAATTACGGAGACTCTAAGATTAAAAAGTCACAAGAAATATTCGCATCAGCAATAAGAAAGAATAATCCCAATGCAAAAATACAGGGTAAAATAGCTAACGTAGAACTTGATACGAAAAAGAGTACTGACCTTGTGTTCAATATTGATGGACAAGAATATTACTCTGGCTTAAGAAATAGAAAATCAGATTGCACTTGCAGAGATTTTACCGTAAGAAAAGATTTCTTTCAAAGCACAAATAGTGAAGCAAAGAAAATACACAATACCGACTATTACATTTATACATGGGGAGGTGAATGTGAAGAGTATATAGTATTGGACACACAAAAAATAATGGAAGCAGGATTAATTAAAAAACGAAGAAATAGTCAATACATTCCGAATGTAGATGATGGGAACCATTTCTTTTCGATACCACTTAACGAATTATTTTATAAAGGTTGTATTATTGATTATAGTGAATCATTAGAACCATACATGGAAGGATTCGATCCGTCAGAAGATATTTGGAACTAAATATAATATATTATATTATTGCTATTCAAATCCATTATGATATAATAGTGGTAAATATCTTTGTGGAGGTTGTATTTATGAATGAAATTGAAAAAATAAATTTTAGTACAAAAATTCTTCAATTAGCTGGTGAAACATTAGATGAATCAAAAATATTAACTGAACAGGAATTTGATTCTATTATTGATTCAGAAACATTATCAAAAAAAGAAAAATATGAAAAAATGCGAACACATTTAGATGTTTCATCATTATTATACTGTAGTAAACTGATTGATAAAGTATTTAAAGCTTATTTTCATTTCTTAGAAACTTCAGAGATTAAATTATCCAATTCTGATAGTAATATAGATAGATAATTTGTTTTAGCTCTATTAAAAATAAAAAACATATAAAAGGTAATCTATTTCTTATGGAATAACAGGATGCAATTAAGTTCTCCTGTTATTTTTATTATGTCCAAGTATATTTGAAAAATAAAGGTGATTTAATGATACTCGGACTTGATATTTCTCTTAATTCTTCAGGTATAGCTATACTTGATAATAATAAACAACTTATTTTTTACGATACTATCCAACCACCCAAAAACATGTCAGAAGAAGAAAAACTTATCTATATACAAAATTATATTCACAAATTATTAAAAATATATCAAGTGACACATGCAGTTATAGAGGATACTTTCTTTGGTTCTAACATTAAAACTCTTAAAACATTAATGAAAGTACATGGTATAGTAATTAGTAAGTTAAATGATCATTTAATTTTATATACTTACGCTACACCAACATCTATTAAGAAAAATATCTTAGGTAATGTTCCCAAAAACAATAGTAAATTAGCAGTTCAACAGGAAATGTGTAAATTATACCCAACATTAAAAACTAACCTAAAAAACGACATATATGATGCTATCAGTATCGCTCTCTTCTTTCTCTCGCAACGATAGTTATAAATACTTAGTAAACATGTATTTAAATAATAAAGTGGAGGAGAGAGAAATGAATGATAATAATTTAAATGTAAGAATTAATGATGGCTGGCAAAACAAGAGCTCTGAAACAGATTTTTTAGATTTTATTGATTATTCAAATATCGACACAATTGAAGCACTATATAGACTTTACAATACAATTTATAAGTATGTTGAAAAGGGAAACACAGCATGGGCAAGTATACTAGCTGACTTAGATAAAGCTATTGAACATGCAAACTTAAATGATAAACAAAAGCAGTGTATTGAACAATACTTAATTAATAATAGCAAAATTGAAGAAGTAGCATACGATATGAATTTAGTAAAAAGTACGATATGGCAACACACAAGAAGTGCGTGCAAAAAGATAAGTAAGTATTTATCATGGAGTAAAGAATAATGAATAATGAAATAGAAACACTCTTTAAGTTCTTAAATGAATCTCTAGAACTTTTTAATTCCGATTATGTAAAACTACTTAACTGTTGCAATTGCAGTGATTTAGCAGTCACAGAGTTAGAACAAATATTATTTTATACTAAAATACAATATACATTATTTACAGTGTATAAAGAGTACGACAGCTTAGATTACAACTTAGATAAAATGGAAGAATTCATATTATATTTAGTACAAGCAATAAAGGAGAAAAACGATGACAATTGAAATATATGCTGACAACAAAAAGCAGGAACTAACTATAAGGGATGTAAACGGTAATATAAAGACAATAACATACAATGAATTTTTAGAGGTGTTCAAATATGGACGAAATAGTAAAAAGACTTATAAACAAAGTTAAATATAAATGCGTAGATATAGAAGAACTTAGACAGCAAGCATACTTAATAATACTAGAGTTCCCAAATTTAACTGAAGATCAAATGTATTGGAAGCTACAATATTATAATAATAAGCAAAATGTGTATCAAAAGAGATATAAAAACGGGATGATAGAAGATACAGGTATTATATAATGTTTAAAATATTACTCTAAAAATAATTTAATAAACATGAAAAAAACATATGTGCAAACAGTATTATATTATGTAAGGCAATTTAAGCAATATTAAAGTAATTTAAAAAACCAAAAAGAACATATTAAAAGTGGTTTAAGGAGAGCTAATTAACTCTCCTTTTTTGTTCTTAAAAAGAGTGATAAACATGAAATACAAAGATAATGTAAGAGACTTTTATCAAACAAATGCATGGAAGAAAACAAGACTATTAGCTTTACAACGCGATTATTATTTATGCCAACACTGCTTAAAACAAAATACTATTCAATCAGCAAATGTAGTACATCACATCATTGAAATAACAAACGAAAACTTAAATGAATATGGATTAGACTTAAACAACTTAATATCTCTATGTAGAGAATGCCATGAATCATTACACGGCAGATTAAATAATAAAGAAGAAACATATTACTTTGATAAAAATGGTAATATAGTTCCTATTAAATAAAATCCCGAAGTGCAGCATACCCCCCATATGAAAAATCCCGCAAGTACAGCTCTACACCGCAGCCCCGTTCTTCTTAACCCAGACAGTAAATCGCAGCAAAGGGGTCAAAGAGAAGAATTAAAGAGGTGAAAAGAATGGACAAGAAAGAGAAAGAAAAGAAAATTAAGAAAAAGATAAAGCAATTAAGTGAATTGTTCAAAGATATTGCAAGTAATAAGAAATCATTAATAGAAGATTTAATAGAACAGGCAGCTTGGATGGCAGTAACCATTCAAGAGCTTCAAGAGAACATAAACGAAGATGGATTGACCGAAGAATTTAATCAAGGAAAACAGCAGTTTAGACGTGAAAATACTGATACAAAAACAATACTTTCAATGCAAAAAAACTATAAAGCTACTATGGAAACATTAATAAAATTACTTCCAGAAGAACAGAAAAGTGATGAACTTGATGAATTTTTTAAAAAGAATAAGATTGGTTTTAATCAAGAGAATTAAATAATTGAAGTCTACTCTTTTTATTTTTAAATCAGGAGGTTGATGGGGTGATGTGAATTGACTTACATTGAAGAATATTATTCTAAAATGTGTAGCGGTGAAATAATTGTCTGTAAAAAGATAAAAAAGCAATACGAAAAGTTAGTTAATGACATTCACACACCATATAAAATTCAACAATTACAATTCGATGGTTCATATAAAGAAATAACTTTTATATTTGATGAAAATAAAGCTAATTTACCAATTAACTTTATAGAAACATTTTGTAAGCAATCTAAGAGTCCATATTGTGGACAACCTTTAAAACTTATGCTTTGGCAAAAAGCAATGTTACAAGCAATTTATGGATTTGTAAATGCTGAAACGGGTTTAAGAAGATATAAAGAAATACTAGTTGAAGTTGCAAGAAAGAATGGTAAAAGTACTTTGCTAAGTGGACTTGCTGCATATCATTTAACTTTTTTTAAAGGTATACAAGTTGTTACCGCTGCCAATTCAAAATCCCAGGCTGGGATAATTTTTGAAGAAGCAAAAAATATGATAATGCAATCTCCGGCACTTGCAAAAAGAGTAACAAAAAGAAAAACAGATTTATATGTTCCTAATACATTTTCTACAATGCAGCCATTAGCAAGTGATTCAAGTAACCTTGACGGATTAAATGCAGACTTAGTTCTTCTAGACGAAATACACGAATTTACTGATACAAAATTATACGATGTAATAAAACAATCACAGGGAACTAAGTTAGAACCATTACTATTTATGATAACAACAAATGGTTTTGTAAGAGATAACTTTTTCGATGCAAAAATTCAATATGCTGAAGATGTATTAAATGGTGTTGCTGATAATTATGCTTTTCTTTCATTTTTATATGAATTAGATAATAAAGGTGAAAAAGGATTAGACGAAATTAAAGATTTTAGAAATTGGGTTAAACCTAATCCAGCTCTTGGAATATATCGTAGCTTCACTGAATTAAGCGAAGAAGTTCAAAAAGGAAAAGATGATATTACTTATAGACCAACTTTGTATGCTAAATATTTTAACTTACCACAGACACAACATGGCTCTTGGATGACGTTTGATGAACTTAATAACACGGAAACATTTGATATTAATGATTTCAAAGGAAATTATTTTTTGGGTGGTTATGATCTTTCAGAAGTAAATGATTTAACCTGTGCTACGATGCTTTTTATGAAAAAAAATGATGATAAAAAGTATATACATCAAATGTATTTCATGCCAAAGAATTTAGTTGAACAAAAAGAAATTGATGATAAAGTTCCTTATTCACAATGGATTGAACAAGGTTGGATATATCCAAGTGGTACAAGCAAAATTAAATCTGAAGATGTATTTAATTGGTTAAAAGACACAGTTCAAAAATATAATTTGTATCCAAGACAACAAGGTTTAGATAGATGGGGTGCAAATGAATTTTTAAGTTTAATGGAAAGTGCAAGAGTAAAAGTAGAATTAGTAATCCAAGGAACTAAAACATTTTCAAGTCCAATGAAAAATCTTAAAGGTGATTTCATAGATAAAAAAATTATATATAACAACAATCCAGTTCTTAGATGGTGTTTAATGAACACTGTTGAAGAGCGTGATAAAAATGGAAATGTAAGACCTATAAAAGGTAAAAACAAAAATAAGCGTATAGATGGTACTTTAAGTTTATTAGATGCTTATGTAATACTTCAAAATAACTATATCGAATTTACAAATTTATTATAAGAGAGGTGAAAATAATTGGAATTCAGAAACATGTTTAAAAATTTATTTACACCTAAACAACAGAATGTAACACAACAATATTCAACATTTCAAATGCTAAACAATTATCTTGGAACATTTACTAACTTTTCAGGCAATGCATATAACAATGAACTTGTAAGAGCTAGTATAAATGCTATAGCAAGTCATGTTTCAAAATTAGAAGCAAAAAATAAAGGACAAAAGAATAGTAAATTAGAGTATTTATTAAATGTAAGTCCAAATCCGTATATGACAGCATACGATATGTTTTATAAATTTGTAACACAATTATATTTAAACAATAATGCTTTCATTTTAATTCAACGTGATGATTTTGGTAATGTAACTGGTTTTTATCCAATTAATTATTCAAATGCTGCTTTAAAACAATACAAGGGTAATTTTTATCTTGAATTTACATTTATGACAGGTAAAAAAGTTGTTGTAATGTACGAAGATATAATTCATTTAAGAAGACATTTCAATGAAGACGATATTTATGGTTCAAATAACATTATATTAAATTCAATTCAACTTTTAGAAACAACTAACCAAGGTATCGAAAATGCTATTAAAATATCAAGCTTTTTAAGAGGTATTTTAACATCTGAACAAAGTTTAAACCCTGATGCAATTAAAAAAGTAAAAGATGAATTTGTAAATGATTATATCACTATGAATAACAAAAGTGGTATTGCTGCCCATGATGGTAATTTTAAGTTTACACAATTAAATGCTAATCCAATGATGGTTGATGCAGAGCAGATGAAAATCATAGAAGATAAGATATTCATGTATTACAACATTAATAAAAAGATAGTGATGAATGAATTCGAAGAGAATACTTTTACTGCATTTTACGAAGGTGTAGTTGAACCAATCTTAACAGCTCTTTCACAAGAACTTACTAGGAAGATATTTACACCAAAAGAAAGAAGTTTTAAAAATGAAATTGTATTAACTGCTAAAAAGTTAAATTATGCAAGTTCAGATACAAAGATAAAAATGGTTAAAGAATTATCAGTGATTGGTGCTCTATCAATTAATGAAATAAGAGAACTATTTGGATATGACGAAGTAGAAGATGGCAATGAAAGAAAAGTATCTTTAAATTATGTAAATACACAGATTGCTGACCAATATCAATTAGGAACTGATACAAATAAAACAAATACAGGTGGTGATAATGATGGAATTTAAAAAAGAATACAGATCAATGCCTATAGCAACACAAGAAAATGAATCTGACAAAATGATAGTTGAAGGTAAAGCAATAGTATTTAATACACCAACATTACTTTTTGAAACACCTGATTATAAATACTATGAAATTATCGATGCAAGAGCATTGGATAATTGTGATATGTCAGATGTAGTAATGCGTTATAATCACACTGATACAATGTTTATAATGGCTAGAACAAGAAAAGGTTCATTACAACTTTTAAAAAATGAATTTGGAATAAACATAAGAGCTGAACTTTTTAATACAACACAAGCGAAAGATTTATATGAATTAATTAAAGTAGGAGCAGTTGACCAAATGTCATTTGGAATGATAGTAGAAGAAGATATAAAAGTTTGGGAAGATAATATTTGCACAAGAACAGTAACAAAAATTAAAAGGCTTGTTGATGTAAGTGCCGTGGATATGGGAGCTTACAGAGATAATACATCAATATCTGTACGTAGCTGGTTCGAAGCGGAGGCAGAGGCTAAAAAAGCATTGGAGAATGCTGAACAACGTAAGAGATTGCTAGACACTTATTTTAAAGGTTAAACATTTACTTTAATAATTAAAACATCAAAGAAAGTATTAAAAAAATTCAACAAAATATATTTAATATTCTAAAAGGAGTGATATATTTTGATTGGAATTTACAGAATTACTAATAAAGTTGATGGTAAACATTATATTGGACAAGCATTAAATATAGAAGATAGATGGAAAGAACATTTATATGGATTAAATGGTAAATATCATCGTAATAAATATTTACAACGTGCTTGGAATAAATATGGTGAAGAAAATTTTGAATTTAAAGTACTTCAAGAATGTACAGAAGATGAACTAAATATTTTTGAAACATTGTATATTAATATTCTTAAAACATTCGCTCCTGATGGTTATAACCTTAAAGAAGGTGGAAGTAATGGAAGACTTTCTGAAGAAACAAAAAGAAAAATATCTGAATCTGAAAAAGGTAAAAAAGTTTCTAAAGAAACAAGAAAAAAATTATCAGAAACACTTAAAGGTAAACCAAGTAAATCAGGGATGAAAGGTAAAAAACATACTGAAGAAACAAGAAAAAAATTATCAGAAGCTAATAAAGGTAAAAAACTTTCAGAAGAAACAAAAAAGAAATTATCAGAAGCTAATAAAGGTAATAAAAATGCAGTAAAAAAAAATATCTAAATCAAAGCAAAAAAAAACAAAAAACTCCTAAAATTTTAGGAGTTTTTTTAATGTAAAAATTTAGGAGGAAAACAAACAAATGTTTGAAAAGAGAATGCAAGAAATTAAAACCAGAAAAATGGAAATCAAAGGTCTTTTGGAAGGTACAGAAACAGTTGATATACCAACTTTAGAAGCTGAATTAAGAGCTTTAGATACTGAAGTAAAAGACATTGAAACCAGAAAAGAAATAGCCAAAGGCATTGAAACAGGAAAAATCGATGCAACCGAAATTACAAAACCAGTTCAGGAGGAAAAGAGAATGGATGAATTATTTAGTGTTGAAACAAAAGAGTACAGAAATGCGTACTTAAAAAATTTAATTGGCAAAGAGTTAACTGATGTTGAAAAGAGAAGTGTAGCTGCTGCTAATATAGTAATTCCAACTGATACTTACAATAGTATTTTTACAAAAGTTACTGAAATGGCACCAATGTTGAACGAAATTACATTGTTAAATGTTGCTGGAAATGTAACTTTCGCAGTTGAAGGTACAAACAATGTTGCTGGAATACACACTGAAAACAACTTAATCAATGGTGCACAAGATACTTTAGTAACTGTTAGCTTAGCTGGCTACGAAATAGTTAAGCTTGTAAGAATATCAGCTACAGTAAAAACAATGGCAATTGATGCTTTCGAAAATTGGTTAATAAGCCAGTTGTCTGAAAATGTTGCAAAAGTTATCGAAAACTATATAATCAATGGAACTGGTGAAAGCCAACCAAAGGGTTTGGACAAAGCACAAACTTGGTCTGATGGTTCAAATGCTGTACAGTTTGCTTCAAGTGGAGCACCAACCGCTGCTGAATTAGCTGAAATGATTAGCTACTTAAAAGGCGGATACGCAAGAAATGCTAAATTCCTTGTAAACCACAAAACATTCTGGAAAGAGATAATGAAAATCAGAGACGACAGCAAAGCTCCAATCGTTTCAAATGATAACGGCACTTACAGAATATATGGCTTCCCAGTAATATTCTCCGACTATGTTGTAGACGGTGATGTTTTCTTAGGCGACTACAAAAAAGTTGTTGGTAACTTAGCACAAAATATAACAGTTGAAGCTTCAACTGCTTCAGCATTTGTTTACAATGCAGTTGATTACAGAGGAGTAGCAATATTCGACTGTGATATCGCTGTTGGAGAAGCAATTGTTAAAGGTGCTTCAACTCTTTAAGATTAACTAAGAGTTAGGGAAACCTAACTCTTTTCTTTTAATAAAACTAGGAGGAATTTAAACATGAATAGATATATAGGACAACTCGGAACTGATATATACGGTATTGGTGTTGATGAAGCTAGAGTTGGACATATCCACCTAACCAAAGAGCAAGCTTGTGCAGCAGACACTGACGGTTTGTTAGATGGTGTAGCTTTAACTGAAGCAGCACAAACAGTAACAGAGTTTGAAAAAGCAATGCCTTATACAAGAAATGTAACAGCAGTTGCAAGTGATGCTGTTACAACAAAAATTACTGTATACGGAACTAACATAGCTGGTATAGCAATATCAGAGGAGTTAACTTTAAATGGTACAACTCCAGTTGTTGGAGCTAAAGCATTTAAGACAGTAACGAGTATTGTATTACCGATAGCTACTGGGACAGAGACAGTTGATGTTGGTTTTGGTGACAAAATTGGCTTACCTTTCGTGTTTGATGCAAAACCATTAGCATTTGCAATGCAAGCTGGAACTTTAGAATCAACAGCGCCAACATTAGCGATTGATACTGATGAAGTTGAAAAGAACACAATCGATTTGAATTCAGCTTTGGACGACACTAAAGATGTTGATATATTCTTAGTTCTTTAATAAATAAGGAGGAGGTGTTGTTGTGGTAATACTTACTTTAAATGAAGCAAAAGCATTTTTAAGAGTTGATATTAATGATGATGACACCTTAATATCAACACTTATAACTGCTGCTGAACTTTACTTATACAATGCAACTGGTAAGACATTTGATAGTACAAATGCATTAGCTAAATTATTTTGCATGGTTCTTGTTACAGATTGGTATGACAATAGAAGTATGACAACTACTACTGACAAAACAAGAAAGATAATTGAAAGTATGCTTTTACAATTAACATATAGCACTTCAGAAGAGGTGTAATTATGGATGCAGGAAAGTTAAATAAAAAAATAACAATTCAAAAATGTGTTGAAACAAGAGATACTGATGGTTCAAATTTATTAACATGGTCTGATGTAACAAATCTATGGTCTGAAGTTAAATACAAAGGTATGAAGCAAGATGCAGTACAAACATTAAATTACAACATAATTACAATGCATTTTACAATTCGTAAACGTGATATTGATGTTAAAGAAAACAGAGTAAAGTACAATAATCAGTATTTCAAAATAGAAACAACTTTTGAAGAGAATAAACAATTTATAACTCTGGTGTGTACGGTGGTGGAATAAAATGGCTGATAGAATAACAGTTAATCTTAGTCCAGGGCAAGTAAGAGCTATACAAATAAGATTAAATCAATTAGGTGATAGAGCTACCGAAGTGCTTGAAGAAAGTGTTAAAGATGAAACTGATAAACTAGAACAAAAAATAAAAGCTAGATGTCCAGTTCGTACAGGTAAACTAAGAGATTCAATTTCCGTGCAAAAAGTAAAAGCCAATAAAAAACTTGTAAAATACAGAGTTAAACAAGATGTAAAAAAAGCAAAATATGGGAAAACAGTTGAATTTGGAACTTCAAAAAGAAGGGGTAAATTCTTCATGAAAGGTACATTTAAAAATAACAAAGACATAATGGAAGGCGAAATAAAAAGAGATATACAAAGGAGGTTAGGATTATGAATATATGTGAAGTGCTTTATACAATATGTGCAGCCAATGATTATAAACCTTATCCTTCCCAACTTCCAAAACCATCAAATGGCGTTGTATATAATCTTATAAGTAACAAACGCAGATATAGCTTAAATGGTGATAGTAAATTTCATACGGCTGCTTTTCAAATAACTGTTTTTAATAATAGTAAGAAAGAAGCAGACAGGCAAATGGAAGAACTTATTGATATATTCTATCAATCGGTCGGAACATATGATAATATTCAAATCTTGTCAGCATTGGCAAGTGAAGAAAATGAAGACTTTGAAGAACAAACAAAATTAAATGTTAAAATATTTGATTTAACGATAACATACAAAAAGTTATCATAAATAGGAGGAAAAAATTATGGCAGGAACAGGTTCAGGTGTAACTTTTAAAATCGGAGCAACAACAATAGGTGAAATAACATCCATCGGTGGTATCGGTTCAGAAATCAATATGATTGATGTAACTACACTTGTAAATGATGGATACAAAAGATTTATATCAGGTTTAAGAAACAATGATGATGTTGAAATTACAGGAAACTTTGATTTAACTGATGTTGGACAAGTTGCTTTAAGAACAGCACATGATAGCGGAGCAGAAGTAACTTTCGAATGGACAATACCATCAGTAGGTGCAAAAATTACAGGTGACTGTATAATTAAGAAACAATCAGTAGAAGGATTTGAAGTTGAAGGTGTAATCCAATTCAAAGCAACATTACAAATTAACGGAAAACCAACATTAGCAGCAATAGCATAATAACTAATATAGTATACAACTTTTTTATAAAAGAAGGGAATTGCAACTATCCGCGACCCTTCTTTTTCTTTTTAAAACAATAGTGGATAGTAATTATTTATTTTAAGGATGGTAAAAAATTATGAAAAGATCAGTAGAAATTAACTTAGACAAAGTAAGACATTTAAGATTTGATATGTTAGCGAAAGCAAATATACAACAGGAGTTAGGAAGACCAATTCAGCAAGTATTAGTTGACCCAAAACTAGGAGAAAAAGAACTCTTAGTAATACTTAAACATGGATTATACAGAGAAGATAAAACATTAACCGATGAAAAAGTATCAGACATATTATTTGAATCAGAAATATCGGATGCTGAAATAATTTATAAACTTTTCGAAGCTTTAGCTGAAAGTAATGGTGAAGGTGATAAATTCAGAGCAATTCAAGAAGCAAGAGTGGATGAAATTAAAGACGAAAAAAACCAGTAACCAGTAGTGATGATTACGATGATGTTGAAGAAGCATATATCGTTGCTACTGGATATTTAAACATAAGTGAAGAAGACTTTTGGCAAATAACCCATGGTGAACTTAATTTAAGATTCAAGGGTTATGAAAGAAGACAAAAGGATTATTACAAAGATCAATTATGGATGGCATGGCATATAGCTGCTTTATCAAGAGCTAGTAAATTGCCAAAGCTTGAAGAAATGTTAGATACAAAACCAAAGAAAACAACATTAGATGGTAAAGCAGCATTAGTACAATTAGCAGCAATGTTTGATTTTGACAGAGAACAAGTAAATAAATTTTTAAACAAGGGAGAGTAAATTTACTCTCCTTTTTTTATTTAAAAAATAGGAGGTGTGTACATGGCAAGTTTAGGGTCACTTATTGTTAATATCGGTGCGAGTACACAACAACTTCGTCAGGGTGTAAATGATGCTTCATCCATATTAGTTAATTTTCAAAATAAGATGGGTTCCATGATTAAGAATGGTATTCTATTAAACTTTGGTTCTGACATTTATAATGGTATAAAACAAGGCACAGAACAGGCTATAAGAGCGGGTATACAATACAATAGTATGATAGAACAAAATACTGTTGCATTCAATACACTGCTTGGCAGTGCCAGTGAAGCAAACAAAATGATGACAGATATTCAGGAGATGGCAGCTAGAACACCATTCGAAACCGCTGGTTTAACGAACAACGTTAAATTAATGACTGCTTATGGATTTGAAGCACAAAAAACTCTTGGAATGTTAACAACAATGGGTGATGCCGCCGCTGCTTTGGGAGCAGGCAATGAAGGTATTGAAAGAATAACTAGAGCATTGGGACAAACGAGAGCAAAGGGAAAAGTACAAGCCCAAGAAATGAATCAACTTGCAGAGCTGGGTATACCAGCTTGGGAAATGCTGGCTGAAGCGGCGGGAAAATCAATTGCTTACATGATGAAACAATCCGAAAACGGTGCAATAAAAGCAGATTGGGCAATTAAAGCTATTTTAGATGGTATGAATGCAAGATATGCTGGAAGTATGGAAGCACAATCAAAAACTTACTTCGGTATGTTAAGTACTGCAAAAGATTATGCAAAACAATTATCAGGAACATTAACTGCACCTTTATTTGATTTTATGAAGGTTGATATATTTCAAACATTGATTGATAAGTTTACAGCATTCAAAAGTGTAGCAGAACAGAGTGGTTTAAAAGAAGCATTTAAAACTATTTTCCCTGAAGATATAGTAGAAAATACTTCATCAATTGTTGATAGTTTAAAAGGAATTGTTGGCGGTGTAGTTGATTATGTTGCTTCAAAAAAAGATACAATCATAGGTGTTGTAACTAATGTAACTGGTAAAATAGCTGAACTTTTAGATTATGTTAATAATGATGGTGAAAAGATAGTACCTGTCGCTGGTGGAATAGCAGCAGCATTTATAGCAATGCGTGGTGTGCCAGCTATAATTGCAACAGTAACAACAGCGGTTGGTGGACTTAGATTAGCAATAACT